CCGATCGATGTCGAGAACTTCGGCCTCTGGCTTAAGGCAGCCTTCGGAGGCCCCACGACCACTGGCACGACACCGAAGACCCACACGTTCCAGTCGGGCAACTGGTCGCTTCCAAGCATGGCGATCGAGACGGGCATGCCAGAGGTGCCGCGCTATGCGATGTACACGGGCTGCGTTTGCGACCAGCTGAGTTGGCAGATGTCACGGTCAGGTCTTCTGACCGCAACTGCACGGCTTGTGGCGCAAGGGGAGACCGCCGCAGTTGCCACGGCGGCAGGTACGACCACCGCGCTTGGCTTGCAGCGCTTCGGGCATTTTAACGGGTCGATCACCCGCAACGGCACACCGCTTGGCAATATCATCTCGGCGGAGGTCACCTATTCCAACGGTCTCGACCGGATCGAGACCATTCGCGCAGATGGCAAGATCGAAGGTGCTGATCCCGGAATGGCGTCACTGACCGGGCGGATGGAAGTGCGCTTTGCCGACACGGCCCTTATCACCCAAGCCCTGGATGGCACGCCTTGCGAGTTGGTCTTTGCCTATAGCCTTGGGGCAAGTGCCAGCTTCACCTTCACAGCCCATGCCGTCTACCTGCCGCGCCCCCGGATTGAGATCCCGGGGCCTCAGGGCATTCAGGCAACCTTCGACTGGCAGGCGGCCAAGGCCGCAAGTCCCGCGCGCCTCTGTACCGCCGTCCTCGTCAACACTGTCGCTTCCTACTGAAAGACCCACCCATGCTGACCCTTGATCTGACCAACGCACCCTTTTGGTGTGACCTCGTCCCCGGCGTGCGCGTGAAGCTCCGCCCGCTCACCACGGCGCTGATGGTGGCTGCGCGCAGCGACCCCGCGATTACCGACCTGCCGAAAGAGGCGAGGACGGAGGAGGCGGCACTGGCGATGGCTAAGGCACTGGCGCGATCCGCTATCCTCGACTGGGAGGGGATTGGGGATGCCGAGGGTGAGCCATTGCCGGTAAGCCCTGATGCCGTAGACGCGCTTTTGGACCTTTGGCCGATCTTTGAGGCTTTCCAAAGCCTTTATGTCGCAAAGGGCTTGCTCTTGGACGCGGAAAAAAACGCCTCATCGCCCGTGCCGAGTGGGAATTCGGCGGGGGCGACGGCTACTGCGCAGCCTGTGAATCGGTCTGCCCCAACTGCCCTACACGACTGAACCAGCCGTTAACCTTTGAAGGTTGGCAGGTCTGGGACCTTGTTGGGCGCCTTGGGGGTCAGTTGCGCATCGTCCCCGGCGCGGTGATCGGCTGGGATATGGGCCCGGCCTTTGCACTTGGCGCCGCCCTCGGTGTTCCCGCTCCTGCCATCGCGGAACTCTTGCCCGCCATTGAGGTGGTGATGGTGCGCTGCGTCAATGCGCAGATCGCCGCAAACTACGACTGACCTTCATCAACAGGACCTGTCCTCCCAATGGCCGAAAAACGCATCTCTGTCCGGCTTGCCGCAGTCGGCGGCCGGCAAGTTCGTGCCGAGCTTGAGGGCATCGGCGAGGCTGGCACCAAGGGCTTTGGTCGGTTGTCTTCAGAAATGGAGCGGGCGAACACGCGGCTTGCGGGTTTTGCAACCAAGGCCGGGATTGCGCTTGCCGCGATGACCACCGCTGCAACAGCGGCCGGTGTGGCGATGATCCGTTCGGGCCTCGACACGATTGGCGCGCAGGCCGACATGGCGGCTTCGCTCAAGACCTCGGTGGAAAGCCTTCAGGTCCTGACACTCGCGGGCGAATTGGCGGGGGTCTCGCTGGGCGAGATCGAACAAGCGACGAAGAAACTGACCACCCGGCTGTCTGAAGCCGCCTCTGGGTCAGGATCTGCCGTTGGGGCGTTGGAGCGGCTGCATCTCTCGGCGCGGGATCTTCAGGCTTTGCCCTTGGATGAACGTATCGCCACGATCCAAGACGCCTTGGCCCGGCTTGTCCCTGAGGCTGAACGTGCGGCCGTGGCCTCGGACCTTTTTGGCGACAAGGCAGCTCTCGCCTTCTTGCGGATTGATCCGGCCACGTTGCGAGAGGCGGCCAAAGATGTGCGCGACTTCGGGGTGGCGGTGAGCGCCACAGATGCGGTGCAGATCGAAAGGACGGGGGATGCGATTGCCAAGCTCAGCCTGATTTGGCTGGGCCTGACCAATCGCCTCACGGCGGCGGTCGCCCCTGCGCTGGAAACTAGTGCCAATGCGCTTGGCGATGCGGCGCGCAGCACTGGCGTGCTCGGACAGGCGATCACGGCGGTCTTTGACAATCTTGGACGGCTCACAACCTATGCCGCAACTTTTGCGACGGTCATGGTGGGACGCTGGGTCGCGGGGCTGGCGGTGGCCGCGGTGTCGGTCAAAGGCCTCGCCACGGCGCTGGTCTTTCTGCGCGGTGCCTTGATCCGCACTGGGATCGGCGCGCTGATCGTGGGCGCGGGCGAACTTGTTTACCAGTTCAACCAACTGGTGGGCAAAGTCGGTGGCGTTGGTGCAGCCTTCGCCCTCTTGCGCGATGTCGCGGCAGAGGCCTGGGATCGCCTTGCGCTGGCAGCCAAGGCGGCGTGGTCGCGGGTTGAAGCGGGCTGGGCGGGCGCGCAGGCAGGAATTTACGACGGGCTGCAAGCGGCACTAACGGTTGTCGTGGGTTGGGGCAATTCTGCGGTCGGGACGTTCCAGGGCGCTTTTGATGCGGTGAAGGCGATCTGGGGCGCGCTGCCGAAGGCCATCGGGGATTTTGCCTATCAAGCGGCAAATGGCCTTATCAGTGGCGTCGAGTCGATGCTGAATGCCGTGGTCACGCGCATCAATGGCTTCATCGAGGGGCTGAACGCAGCGCTGGCCCTCCTGCCTGACTGGGCGACCGGTGAGGGTGGTCTGAAGATCGGCACCTTGGAGGCGGTGGATCTTGGCGGGATTGCCAATCCCTTCGAGGGCGCAGCCTCGGCCGCAGGCACAGCGGCGGCTGATGCCTTCCGTGCGGCCATGGGCAAGACTTACATTGAGACGCCGGATCTCTTCGGGGGCATGGCCGAGGCGGCACGGGGCCGCGCGGCGGGATATGCCGAGGCCGCGGGTATGCTCTCTGAGGCAGCCTCACGCCCAATGACTGCTTGGGAAGCCCTCAGAGCGGCGATGACCGGCGCGGGCACGGAAGGCGAAGACGCGCTGAACGGCGCGGCCGCGGCGGCTGGTGCGCTCTCAGACGGGTTTGAAGATGCTGGTCAAGCCGCAGGTGGAGCAGGCGGCGCCGCCAAGAAGGCCGCGGAAGAGGTGGCGACCGGTTGGGCCCAGGTCACAAAGTCATTGGCCGACTATGCCAAAGGGGCCATGAATTGGGGCAAAGGGCTTGGGGAGACGCTGACGTCGGCCTTCTCCTCGGCGGAAAGCGCCTTCCGGCAGTTTGTCACCACCGGCAAGTTTGACTTCAAATCGCTGGTCTCCTCGATCTTGGCGGACCTTGCGACGCTTGCCTTCAAGAACGCGGTCTTGGGCCCGTTGGCCTCGGCGCTTTCGGGCGTCTTTGGCGGTGGAATCTTTGGGGGTGGGGCTGCGGCGGCCGCAAACCCTATGGTTAATGCGAGCATCTGGCATGCGGGCGGCATGGTGGGTGCGGGCGCGCCGATGCGCGCGGTTCCAGTCATGGCCTTTGCAGATGCCCCCCGCCTGCATTCGGGTGGTTGGGCGGGTCTCAAGCCAGACGAGGTTCCTGCGATCCTACAGCGGGGCGAGCGCGTGCTGAACCGTCGTGAGGCAGCTGGCTACGGCCGAGGCGCCAGCGCTGGCACCGGCGTGACCGTGAACATCGACGCACGCGGCGCGCAGATGGGGGTCGCCGAGCAAATTGACGCGCGCCTTCGCGCGGCCATTCCGGAGATTGCGCGTATTGCCAAAGAAAGTGTCGCAGATGGGCGACGCCGGGGCCAGGTGATCTGAGATGGCCATTCCTGTCTTGCCCCTGACGCTCGTCTCCTCCCTTGAGCGGCGGCTTGTCACCTCGGTGGCCGAGGCCCGCTCGCCATTCACCGGCACCTCGCAGATCCAAGACTGGGGCGCGTCGTGGTGGGAGTACCAGATCGAAATGGCGGTGAGCCAAGGGGCCAAAGCCCGGAGGCTCTCGGCCTTCTTCACTGCGCTTGGTGGCCTCCGGGGCCGGTTCCTCTTTCCCGATCCCTCGGTCGAAGTGGCGGTGGCGGCGGGCAATCCTTACGTCACTGAGGCGCAAGTCGCCGGCGCCTCCACCCTAAAAACCGCAGGATGGGGGCTTGGGCTCAGGGCTGGCGACTTCTTCCAACTCGGATCTGATGCGGCCACCCGGCTTTACCAGGTAACCGCGGATATCGTGCCCCTCGGCAGCGAGGCGGTGATCAACTTTGTCCCGCCGCTCAGGGCCTCGGTCCCAGTCGGTGCGCTGCTTGGGCTTGACGCCCCGTCGGTCCTTTTGCGCCTGACGGCACCGGTTCCCTCGGTCATAGGTCGGGCAGATCAGCACCGCTTCACGATCTCTGCGCGGGAGGCGCTCTGATGGGCCGCGATCTCACCGTCGCCTTTAGTTCTGCACTGGCGGATCATACCCTTCGGCCGGTCATCTTCTTCGAGGGCCAATTCGCGTCGGGCTGGGTGCGGCTCTGGTCAGGGATTGGCGAGATCACCTGGAACGGCAAAGCATGGTCGGGCGCGGGGACGCTCCTGGGGCTGGGGTCGATCGAAGAAACCGGAGAGGTTGTGGCGGGCGGCACGGCCATATCCCTTTCCGGCGTACCGCTCGATCTGGTGCAGATGGCGATCGCGGAAGCGCGCCAAGGGCTGCCGGGACGGGTCTGGCTTGGCCTTCGCGGTGAAAACGGCAACATCATCGCTGATCCTGTTCTGGCTTTCTCTGGTCGGCTTGATGTCCCCGAAATAAAGGATGATGCGGATACCTGCACGATCACGATCAGCTATGAAAGCCGTCTGATCGATCTGACCGTCCCGCGCGCCTGGCGCTACACCCATGAAAGCCAGCAGGTCCTCTTTCCCGGTGATCTCGGGTTCGAATATATTACCGCGATCCAGGACCGCGAAATCACCTGGGGGCGCGGATAATGCGTCCCCGCGTTGACCAGTGGGAACGCCTTCTGGCCGCAGCCATCGATACGGCCCGCGTTCGGCCCTTTATCTGGGGCCTGCATGATTGCCCGACCTTCGCATTCGAGACGCGCATGATCCTGACCGGCAGTGAGGATGTCGCGGCCCTCTGGCGCGGGCGGTACACCACGGCCCTTGGCGGCCAAAGGGTCATGCGCCGTCTGGGCTGGGCTTCGCTCGAGGACATGGGGCGGGCGCTTCTGGGCGAGCCTCGCCCGGCCGCTCTCCTTGCTGGGCGCGGGGATATTGTGCTCGCCGATAGCGGCCTCGGATTTGGCATCTGCACCGGGGCCATTGCTGTCGGCATGGCGCCCGAGGGCCTCGTGACCGTGCCACTGACCTCTTGTCGGCTTGCCTGGCCCATCTGACTTAGGAACCACCCCATGCCCTTCATCGTAACAGCCGTCACCGCGATCGCGGGGGCGATCGGCGGTGTGCTGGCCGCGGGCGGGATTGGGGCTGCGCTGATCCGGATCGGGGGCACGCTCCTTTTGTCCTACGCGGCCCAGGCGCTCATGCCAAAGCCGCAGATGACGCTGCAGGCGCGCACCGTGACCGTGCGCGAGCCAGTCATGCCCCGCGAGATTGTCTATGGCCGCGCGCGCAAGGGCGGGGTCATTGTCTTTCTGAACGCCTCGGGGAACAGGGACCAATTCCTCGATCTGGTGATTGTGTTGGCCGCGCATAGCGTCAAATCGATCGGCGCCGTCTATTTCGAAGGCGAGATGGCGTTAAATGCTGCCGGCGAGGCACAAGGGCGCTGGGCGGGCAAGGTCACCGTGGAAAAGCGCCTCGGCACAGCCAATCAGAATGCCTTTAGCGCGCTGAAGGCCGCACTGCCCGACAAATGGTCTGAGAAC